CAGGCCTACGCCGAGATATTGCCGTCCCAAGGGCCGGTGAAAACCCAGATTGTGGGGGCGATTACCCCCGATTCAGAGGGACAGGCGGCCAGAGTCAAGGAATACATGAATTACCAATTGATGCACGTCATGGAAGAATACGATCCCGAAACCGACATGCTCCTGTTTTATCTGCCCTTGTCGGGATCGGCGTTCAGGAAAGTGTATTACGACCAGAATCTGGGGCGGGCGGTATCCCGGTTTATTCCCTCAGAGAATCTTGTCGTGCCTTACGACACCAGTGATTTGCAAACGGCTGTCAGGATCACCAATATTGTGACCATGCCGTTGAACGACGTGGTTAAGCTCCAGAACATCGGCTTTTATCGTGACGTGCCACTCAAAGCCACGGGTGTTCAGTACGAACAGCAGGACATTCAGGAGGAAATCGACAAATTGCAGGGGGTTGAGCCCTCTTCACGCATGGAAAGTGAGTGCGAGCTTTACGAAATTCATCTTGATTTGGACTTGGAGGGCTTTGAAGACGTTGATGAGATGGGGGAACCCACCGGCATCAAGCTCCCGTACATCGTTACTCTGTCGAAAGCCAACAATGCGGTGCTTTCGATACGCAGGAACTGGAACGAAGGCGATCCGCTGCGGAAAAAGATCCAGTATTTCGTCCATTACAAGTTTTTACCGGGCCTTGGCTTCTATGGTTTTGGCCTGACGCACATGATTGGGGGTTTGTCAAGGGCATCAACCTCCATTTTACGCCAGCTGATCGATGCGGGCACTTTGGCCAACTTGCCTGCCGGGTTTAAAGCACGCGGTATCCGTATTCGGGACGACGATCAGCCCCTACAGCCCGGAGAATTTCGCGATATGGACGCCCCAGGGGGCAGTTTGCGCGAATCCTTCATCCCGTTGCCGTTTAAAGAGCCGTCACAGACCCTGTTAGCCCTCATGGGCATCATGGTTGACGCCGGCAAGCGGTTTGCTTCCATTGCCGACATCCAGGTTGGCGATTCCAACCAGGAAATGCCGGTAGGCACCACCATTGCGCTGCTCGAACGCGGCACCAAGGTGATGTCGGCGATCCACAAGCGCCTGCATTACGCACAAAAGGTGGAATTTAACCTGTTGGCACGCATTTTTGCCCAGTTCCTGCCGCCGGAATACCCGTATATGACCAACAATGGCGACCAAATGATCAAACAGGCGGACTTCGACGACCGGGTGGACATCATTCCGGTATCGGACCCGAACATTTTCTCGATGAGCCAACGGGTGATGTTGGCGCAGCAAATGCTGCAAATGGCGCAGGCAAACCCGGAAATCCATGGCAAAGCGGGCATTTATGAGGCGTATCGGCGCATGTATCAGGCACTTAATGTGCAGAATATTGATGCGTTGCTGCCACCGCCGCCGCAACCGCAGCCGATTGATCCGGGCAAAGAGAATGCCGGACTGCTTTTAGGACAGCGGCCTGATGCTTTTCCAGGACAGGACCACGACGCCCACATTGCTTCCCACATGAGCCTCTATGGTACCGTTATCATGCAGCAGAACCCACAGGGCATGGCAATGACCCAGGCGCATATCTACGACCATGTTTCACTGAAGGCCGAAGAACTGGTGCAGCAGCAGATGGCGCAGGATCCGCAGATGATGCAGATGCAGCAGCAGATGATGCAGGCGCCGCCGGAACAGCAACAGCAGATGCAGCAGCAAATGATGCAGCAGCAACAAAAACAAGTGGCTATAACGATTGCCGAGCTGATGGAACAGATCAATCAGCAATTCATGCCACCGCCGCAACCTGAAGATCCGTTGGTGGCACTCAGGCGTCAGGAGCTGGAAATAAAAGCCGGCGATCTGATGCGCAAGCAACAAGAATTTGGAGAACGCCAGAAAATAGATATAATGAAGATGGATCAGGATGAGGATTTAACGCTGGAGCGTATCGACTCATCCGAGGACATTGCGAAAATGAGAAACGAAACGGCACAGGATCGGCTTGAGCAACAGGAACGGTTCAAGGCCGCGGACTTGAGAAAGGAGACGACATGAGTTCAGTGATGAAAGCCATGCAGGCTGCTCATAAAGAGCAAAAACTTAAGGAACGCGCTGAAGAGGAAGCACGGCTCGCCAAGGAAAAGGCGGAAAGAGCCTGGCGCGGCGACCCGAAACGCAAAGAGCAGCTGTTGGCTGCCAGGGCAGCGGAAACAAAGAAGCCCAAAGCGAAGAAAAAAGCGGCGCCGAAAAAGAAAGCAGCCGTGAAGAAAAAGAAAACAGCCGCGAAGAAAAAGAGTGCCGCTAAAAAAGGGTAGTGCGAAGAAGACAGTTTCTGCTAACATTGGGAGACTGAGGAAAGAAGGCTACAAAAAGAAACAAGCAGTTGCCATTGCCTTGAGTAAGGCTGGCAAAGCGAAGAAGAAGAAGAAAAAGAAAAAACCCAAGAAGAGGAAAAAACGTCATGGCAAGAGCAAGACCCGGTAAATTTCGCGGCGCCATACCGAAAAGTTCAGGCGCGGCAAGCAAGTCAATGAAAATCAAGGACCAGGGCACAGTGCCCCTGGCACAACCAAAAAAACAGGCCAACGGCGGACCACCCAAGCCCGGCATGGGCAAAGGCAAGTCGAGAGGCGGCGGTGCGGCCCTGCGCGGCACCAAGTTTGAAGGAGTATTCTAATGTTTAGGCCCAAACCACTAAGACCACCATTTGATCCCTTTTTGGGACAGCCACATAAACTTCCACCCACGCCCACACTGAGACAATTACAGATGCAGGCAGCTCACCGCGGTCGCGGCCCCGGAGGCTGGTACGCAGGCGGCGATGTAGATGTAGACTCCAGAGAGGCTCTTATGGCCGAAAGGGAAATGCTGCAACAACAATTGCAAATGGCAGATGAAGTCACCGCCAGAGAAATAATGGCGCAAATCATGGAGATCAACAAAGAGCTTGAAATGGAAGCGCGTAACTTTGGCATGGCCGGCGGCGGTCTTGCTTCGCTGATGGGAGGCTGATGCCAATGACCCCTATGCTAATGCCCCCTGATGAACCGGGAAGCCCGTTTGGTCAATACTTAACTCCACGCAGAGAAATGCGTCTACCACCGATGCCACCACAACAATTTGGCGGTGGCTACATGAACCCTTATTTTGGAATGCCCGGCTTGGGCGTTGGTCCCAACCTGTTTTCCGGCGGCTTGCCGTTTTTTACGCCCCCACCTAGACCTATGTTTGGTGGTTTTCCACAAAGGCCTTTGTATGGCGGCTTTGGTGGTATGGGTGGTATGGGCGGTATGGGCGGCTATGGCGGAGGTTTCGGAGGCATGGGCGGTTACAATCCATTCGGCGGAGGATTCGGAGGAGGATTCGGCAGAAGATTTGGCCGAGGCTTTGGTGGTTATGATCCGTTCAGAAGCGGTTTCAGAAGTAAACGACCCACACCAACACAACCAACACCACCACCACCACCAACACCAGCGCCATTCGACCCAACAACGTATGACTGGAGTGATATATTTGGTCAGTATGGACAACCTGGAACAGCAACCACAGGTGCCACAGGTGCCACAGGTGCTATGGGCGCAACAGGTGCTACAGGTGCTATGGGAGCTACAGGTGCTATGGGAGCTACCGGCGCCACTGGTGCACAAGGACTTCCAGGAGAAACATTTGACCCAACCGCTTACGACTGGGGCAACATTATGGGGCAATATGGTGGCAAAGGCCAAGCTACAGTAGCAGATTATGAGAGCTTTGCTGGCGGCTTGACGCCAGAGCAAATAGCAGAATATACGGTAAGAGATAACTTAAGTCCCGAAGAAATAGCCATGGCTGATATTGATAAAAGCGGAGCTGTTGATATGCAAGACATTATACAGTCCCTTCAAGTGCATGGTGGATTGAGGGACCCAAGAACCTTACAGGGAATCAATCCTTGGCTTCAAAAATATCAAAGAAAAAGCGATATGCCGGATTTCAGCCAGTATGCGATGAAGTCTGATATACAAGATTTTACACCATTTGACCCTAGTGGCTTGCAGGAAAGGCTAACTGCTTTGGAGGGCATCCAACCATCCACACCATTTGATCCAAGCGGATTGCAACAACAAATCTCATCACTTCAGGGACAACAACAATTTGATCCTACTAGCTATGATTGGGGAAATGTATTTAACCAGTATCAGCAAGACATACCAACATTTGAGCAGTTTGATCCAACAAGTTTGCAGGGACAGATTTCAGAGCTACAAGGAAGACAACAATTTGATCCCACTGGATACAACTGGGGTGATGTGTTTAGACAGTACCAACAAGATATGCCGACATTTACTCCGTTTGATCCAACCGGACTTCAGCAAAGGATTGGCGCTTTAGAAAATATTGAAATGCCAACATTTGAACAGTTTGATCCTACAGGACTCCAACAAAGGATTGGCGCTTTAGAGGGCGCGGCAGGGTTTGATCCTACAGGATTACAAGCTCAGATTGCAGCGTTGCAAAGACAACAGCCATTTGATCCATCTGGATTACAACAAAGGATAAGTGAGCTGGAAGGCATTAGAGGACCCAGCATGGCTGACATTGAGGCTTTGATTAATGAGCGTCTAAGCGGTCTTGGTACTCCTAAAAATCTTTATTCGCCCCAAGCAGGAAGTTTTCTTGGTAGCGTTATATAAAAAATAGTGGACGGCGTAAGGCTAGCAGAGTATATTCTAAAAGAGTTGCGGAACAGACAAGATCAGGTTTCTGATCAACTGTCCGGCGGCTTGGTAAAAACGATGGAAGACTATCGTTTTCTCATGGGAGAGTTAACGGCACTTCGCTCCTTTGAGTCAGATTTTAAAGAAGTGTTGCAAAAAACAACTGGAGACAGTTTTGATGAGTGACTTAGCGGTCCCCCAACATATCGAAGCCGAACGCAGGGCTCAAAACGAGGCGCAAAAAAAGGAAGCAAACAACGGTAGCGCATCTGTCCAGGATGCCTATGTTGAACCAACAGAATTGGTGCTTGATCCTTCCCTGCTTGATACCTCCCTTTTAGAACGAATGCCACAACCCACTGGATGGCGGATTTTGGTTTTGCCCTACAAAGGCAAAGGCGTTACCGATGGAGGCATTGTGTTGCCGGATTCCGTAATTGACCGTGAAGCATTGGCAACAGTGGTTGCGTATGTGCTGAAGCTCGGTCCTCTTGCGTATAAAGATATGGGCAAATTCAATGGCAAGCCTTGGTGTGAAACCAAGGATTGGGTTTTGATTGGCCGTTATGCAGGCGCTCGTTTTAAACTGGAAGACGGCGCGGAAGTCAGGATTATCAATGACGATGAGGTCATTGGAACCATTCTGAATCCTGACGATATCCAGAGTTTATAACGGAGTAAATCATGGCAGAAGCATTACCAGAAATAACAGACGAAGCGATTGAAAAGGCAGCGTTGCCCAAAGATAGACGTACCAAAGAAACCGTTTCGGAAGAATCCACTTTTATTGAATTGGAAGGAAAAGACTTAGAAGGGTTGCCGGCAATAGAAGAAGAGTCGGTTGAAGAGGACTTTGAGCCCAGCGACCATGTTAAAAAAGAGGCAAAAAAAGAATCTAGCGAGCCCGAACAGCGAGCCAAGCTGGCACAAAACAGAATTGATAAAGCGGTTCGTCAGGCGAAGAATTTTCAACGACGAGAACTGCAAGCTCTCCAATACGCCAAACAGGCAATGGAAGAGAACAAAAAACTTAAAGCACAACAAGCGCAAATGGGTCAAGACTATGGCGAAAGTTACGGCGCTGAATTTGCGGCGCGTGTTGAGTCGCAGTTGGAGGGCTCCAAAATTGCATTGCAAAAAGCCATGGAAGAAGGGGAGGCTGACAAAATAGCTGAAGCCCAATCCATTTTAGCGGCAGCATCAGCGGATAAAGTTGCATTGGATCAGTACCAACAGCAATTGCAGCAATACAACCAGCAAATGCAAGAATACAATGAGCAACAGCAGGCTTATGCTCAACAGGTACAACAACAAACTCCTACACAACCGGCTTATAATCCGCCCTCTCAGCGTGCTCAGAAGTGGGCAAATGAAAATACCTGGTTTGGACAGGATCAGGTAATGACCAATGTTGCGTTGACAGTTCACAGCCAATTGGAGAAAGAAGGATTTGACACAGAGTCGGATGACTATTACTCTGAGATTAACAAACGAATGCAACGAGAGTTGCCAAATCGTTTTGACAAAAACGTGGAAGCAAGCGGGAAACCCGTCCAAACCGTAGCTTCACCATCACGCGGTAACTCAAATGGGCGCAGGAAAAATCGTAATCAGGTGGAATTGACACCCAGCGAACAGCAACTAGCTAAACGTCTGGGAGTTTCTTTCAAAGATTATGCAGTTCACAAAGCGAGGTTAGACAACTCATGAATGATAAAGCTGAAATCGAAGAAAACGTTGAAATTGATAGAACTCCTCGGAGTTCCGAAACACGCGACACCCAAGAGGCACGACGCCCCTGGGAGCCGCCTTCTCTTTTGAAAACCCCCAAGCCTCCTGATGGAATGCGATATCGATGGATTCGTACTGAGATCAGAGGACAGGAAGATCGAAAGAATGTCATGCAACGGTTTCGCGAGGGCTACGAGCCCGTCAAGCCTAATGAAATTCCGGAATTTGACGTACCAATCATTGACCACGGCAAACACGCAGGTGTTGTCGGAATCGGTGGTTTGATGCTGTGTAAGATCGATGAATCGATTGTCAGAGAACGAGAAAATTATTTTGCAAGAAAAACAGACAATCAGATGAATGCTGTTGATAATGACCTCATGCGTGAAGAACATCCTGCTATGCCGATCACTAAAAATCGGCAATCCAGGGTTACTTTTGGTGGTGGTTCAAAAGCGAAAGCCTAGAATCACTTAATATTAATCTCGTGATCGGAGAAGTTAATTATGGCAAATAAAGACGCCGCATTTGGTTTGCGTCCAGCCAAGCATGTTAGCGGTTCACCGTTCAACGGAGGTCAATCTAGATATCGTATTACGACTTCGGCTCAGGCCTATACGACTAAGATTTACATGGGTGATATTGTGACCCAGAACACAGCCGGTACGGTTACCCGTATTGCGCGTGCTGATGGTGGTAGCGCTACAAGCGACATCATTGTTGGTGTGTTCAACGGTTGCTTTTACACCGACCCTACAACCAGTAAGCCCTCATGGAGTAATTACTGGCCAGGAAACGCTGCCACGGATGCAGTTGCTTTCATCATAGACGACCCTTATGTCATCTATGAAGTACAAGCAGACGCTGCTTTCCCGGTAACGGATCTATGGGGTAACTTTGACATTGTAGATCAGTCGACAGTTGGATCAACCACAAGTGGTCGTTCCAATGTAGAGCTTGATGTGACAACTGGGGCTACTACAGCCACATTGCCACTGAAGGCGATTCAGATATCTACAGACCCTCAGAACTCCGACGCTGGTAGCGCGAACACCAATGTTCTTGTTATGGTACAAAATTCATTGTATAGACAAGCACAAGTTGGGTTAGCGTAAGGGAGAAATAACTAATGGCAATTTCAAGAGCACAGCTCGTTAAAGAATTAGAGCCTGGTTTAAACGCCCTATTCGGCATGGAGTACGCTCGTTATGAAGACGAGACGAAGGAAGTTTTCGAGACTGAAAGTTCAGATAGAGCTTTTGAAGAAGAAGTTCTGATTACAGGATTCGGAAATGCTCCCGTGAAAAGAGAGGGTGATGGAGTTGAGTTTGATACAGCCTACGAAGGCTATACTGCTCGCTATACCCATGAAACTATTGCACTGGCATTTGCTTTGACAGAAGAAGCTGTAGAGGACAACCTCTATGACCGGTTGGGTGCACGTTATACGAAAGCGCTTGCGCGTTCGATGGCACACACCAAACAGGTTAAAGGCGCTAATGTTTTAAACAATGCATTTAGCTCTAGTTACACAGGTGGAGACGGACTGTCTCTAGTGAACAGTGCGCATACCCTAGCGGGTGGCGGTACTTTCTCAAATACACCTAGTACCCAAGTTGACTTGAACGAAACGGCACTTGAAGATGCGTTAATTACAATTTCAACTTTTGTTGATGATCGTAATCTAACGCTTGCTCTTCAAGGGCTGAAGCTAGTTGTGCCACCGCAACTCCAATTCATAGCAGACCGCTTGCTTGAAACTCCAGGCCGTGTCGGAACTGCTGACAATGACATAAATGCATTGAGGAACATGGGAATGATTTCAGATGGCTATGCCGTCAATCATTTCTTAACCGATACAGATGCATGGTTTGTCTTGACAGACTGTCCAGATGGAATGAAGCATTTTGAGCGTACGCCAATGAGCACAAACATGGAAGGTGATTTTGACACTGGAAATGTTCGCTTTAAGGCTAGAGAGCGTTACAGCTTTGGTTGGAGCAACCCGCGTGGCATATATGGCTCATCGGGTGGCTAAGAACCAATAATGGAACCTGTGATGCGGGGGTTTCTAACTCAACCCGCATCCACTTTCTAGGGGTAAACTTGTCCTACAGACTGACCTAGCAGACAAGCCAAGACGGTAGGACTTATTTTTTCGGAGGAAAAAATTATGGCACAATCAACCTTTTCAGGTCCTGTAAGATCACTTGCTGGTTTTATTAACGCAGGATACAAAGCAACCGTTAGTTTAACGGCAAACACAACCATCACAGTGGCAGCTCATGCTGGCAGAACGCTATTATGTAACGATGCAGATGGAGTATTTACACTTCCAAGCATTGTAGTTACAGAGCCCGATGATAAAACTGATCCAGGACAGCTTTGCAACTTAGGCGCACAATTTACTTTTGTTGTCGTCACGGCAGCAACTGATATGGATATCGTAACAGATGGCACAGACAAGTTTGTCGGTGGCGCTTACACCGGAATTGATGACAGCGCAGCAGGCAAAACCTTTATTTCTGGCTCATCCAACGATGTTATTACACAAAATGGCTCAACCAAAGGTGGTTTAGCAGGAAGCATTGTAGTTGTTACTGCAATAGCAAGCGCTAAATACCATGTTGCAGCACAGCTACTTGGTTCAGGAACTTTAGTAACACCATTTGCTGACGCTTAATAGGGGGTAAATTATGGCTAATACAGTCACAGGTCCCACTAAGCAATTTGATGGAAACAGAAAACTAATCGTATATTGTTCTATTTATTCAGACGGTAGCGCAAGCAGCACAACCCTTGTAGATGTTTCAGGATTAAATACATTTGAAGGAGTGTCTTGTTCAACCGTTACTTTAAATAAGATATGGTACACAGTTGGAGGAGGAACAGATGCACCTGCGTCCCTAGACTGGGATGCAGATACTGATGTTACTTTTCTAACATTGTCTTATGACAATTCGTTTGATTTTAGTGATTTTGGTGGTTTAGTAAACACAGAAGCAACTGGTTATTCAGGCGATGTTCTTTTAGTTATTCCGTCAACAGCTGATGCTGGGAATGAATACACCGTTTGGTGTGAGTTCATTAAGAACTACTAATAAGAATGGCTACTTCCGGATCTCGTGATTTCCAGCCCGATGTGGGCGAATGGATCGAAGAAGCCTATGAACGCTGTGGGCTGGAGTTGCGTACTGCTTATGACGCACGCACAGCCCGCCGTTCATTGAACATCTTGTTTGCCGACTGGGCAAACCGAGGATTGAATCAATGGACCATTAGCAATGTTAGTCAGACACTGACTGAAGGCACCGATTCGTACAGCTTAAACGATTATGTAATCGATGTTCTGGATGTGGTGTTGAGGCGCACTGTCAATGATGTTGCAACCGACTACCAAATGAACCAGGTTGGACGCGCAGAGTATTGGAACATTCCTACCAAATCGACCAAAGCAAGACCAACCCAATGGTTCCTGGACAAACAGGTTACGCCAAAAATCTATATTTGGCCGGCGCCTGAGAACAGCACTGATGTAATCAAAATGAATCAGCTTCTACGTATTGAAGATGCAGATGGATCGGTTAATGATTTGCAGATGCCGTTCAGATTTTATCCAGCTTTAGTTGCCGGGCTTGCTTTTTATTTATCACAAAAGCGTGCACCGGAAAGAATGGAGTCATTGAAAGCTATTTATGAAGACGAGTTTGCCAGGGCTTTAGCCCAGGATGAAAGTCGTGCATCATTGATGGTAAAACCAAACATGCGCTCCTATGGCTATTAAAGATGGCTTATGCATACGGCAAATACGCATACGGAATCTGTGATCGCTGCGGGTTTCGCTATTTATTGCATGAACTGAAAAAAGAGTGGACCAACTTCAAGGTTTGTCCGGAGTGCTATGAAGCCAAAAGTCCACAGCTGGAACCTCCTCCACATGTAGCAGATGCTGAAGCGCTGTACAATCCAAGGCCTGATATCAATTACAGAACAGCGGCTTTGGGTGTTGTAACCACCACCAAGCCAGGTGGCATGACCACTACCGATGATCCGATAGGCACAGATTTCAAGGGTCTTGATGCAACTGGGGAAGTTGGTACTATATTAGCAGGAGGAGACTGATGTCCTTTACTTATGCAACACTGAAAACAGCGATCCAGGATTACATGGAAAACGATGAAACAACGTTTACCAACAACTTAGACAATTTCATTAAAAACACTGAAGAAGACATTCTCAAGAATGTAGAGCTTAATTATTACCGCAAAAACGTGACTGGAACTGCAACCTCTGGAAGCGCTTATCTTGGAATGCCATCTGATTTTCTAGCACCATTCAGCCTGGCAGTCATCAGTTCCAGCGTTTATTATTATTTGTTATTAAAACATCCATCGTTTATCAGAGACTACACTCCAAACGCATCAACGACTGGTCAGCCCAAGTATTACGGTGAATTTGATAATGACACCTTTATTCTGGCGCCTACACCTGATGACAATTATACTTTTGAATTGCATTACTTTTATCGGCCTACTTCCCTAACCGCAGGCGCAGCCGATGGCACCACCTATCTTTCCACCAACATGCCAAATGTCATGCTGGCAGGATCGTTGTTGCAGGCGGCTATTTTCATGAAGTTGGATGCAGCGGAAATTGGGACATACAAACAGAATTACGCAAAAGAACTGACGCAATTAAAGTCTTGGGCCGAAGGCAAGACCACCACGGAACAAATGCGTTATGACAAAACCAGGGGGCGCGTTTAATGATTAAAGAGCTCGAAGGCAAAAAAGTTGCCATCGTTGCCATGGGCAAAAGCCAACTCGACTATCACCTGTCCAT